CAAAAGATATTACTTCTCTAATCACAACATTAAGACTTCACCAAATACCAAAGCTATGCCTAGAAGGTGTAATTAAAGGTGGGATGATTCCTAAAATTGATTGTTGTGTTGAAGCAATCAGAATGGGTGTTGAAAAAGCAACTATTCTTGATGGCCGTGTACCTCATTCTCTCCTTCTAGAATTATTCTCACCAGAAGGCATCGGAACAATAATCTACTAAAATGAGCTGATAGTTGTAATTAAAAAGAAATTCCTAATTTCACTTTTAATTAAGAATTTCCCAAAAACTCTTAACTGTTAACTCATAACTGAACTGACAACTAACCTACAATTGTAAACTGTAAATTGCCCACAGGGTACCCTAAAGGGCATAAACTGAATAACCGGGGGTGTTTTTATGTCATATAATTTCAATGAAGCAAAAGAACATATTGTAAATAGTTACGGAAGATTAGAGCCTGTAATAAGTCATGGCGAAGGTGTTTATCTTTATGATACGAATAACAATAAATATTTAGATTTCACTAGTGGAATCGGTGTTAGTAGCTTAGGCTATGGTCATGAAAAATGGGTTAAGACTACAAGTAAACAATTAAAAACCCTTGCCCATGCCTCAAATATATTTTACACAGAGCCAAGTGTTAAACTTGCACAAGAATTAACAGATAAGGCTAATATGAGCAAAGTTTTTTTTGCAAACTCTGGTGCCGAAGCTAATGAAGGTGCTATTAAATTAGCAAGAAAATATAGTTACGATAAATATGGTGCTAATAGAAGCAAAGTTCTTACCTTAATTCAATCTTTCCATGGTAGGACTATCACAACCTTAAAAGCAACTGGACAGGAAAAGTTTCATAAGTACTTCTTCCCTTTTACTGAAGGTTTTGATTATGTGAAAGCAAATGACATCCAAGATTTCAAAGATAAACTTTCAGACGATGTCTGTGCAATAATGCTTGAAGCTATTCAAGGAGAAGGTGGAGTTATTCCTTTAGATAAGGATTTTGTTCAAGAATTAGTTGAAATTTGCAAGGAAAAAGACGTTCTTGTAATCTTTGACGAAGTTCAATGTGGTATAGGAAGAACTGGTAAAATGTTTGGTTATAATAATTTTAATGTTGAAGCTGACATAGTTACCGTTGCTAAAGGACTTGGAGCTGGGCTTCCTATAGGTGGTATTCTTTGTTCACCAAAAGTTGCAGACGTATTTAAACCAGGTGATCACGGATCAACTTTTGGCGCAAATCCTGTAGCTTGTGCTGGTGCATTAGTTGTTTTAGATGAAATTTGCAATGAAAAATATTTAGAAAAAATAGCTAAGAGAGGAGCTTATGTAAAGGAAATTATAGAAGAAGCTAATAATCCTCAAATTGAAGCAGTTCGTGGTTTTGGATTAATGATTGGAATAAAGGTAAAATGTGAACCTGCATTAGTTCAAAAAGAAGCTATTAAAAAAGGTCTTTTAGTTTTAACAGCTGGAAAAGATGCAGTAAGACTTCTTCCGCCACTTGTAATTACTAAAAAAGAATTAAAAGCTGGTATTGATATAATATTAGAAATTTTATCTAACTTAGAAAGTTAGTTTATTGTTCGGAGGCATTTATATGAAAAGAGATTTATTAAAAATAGATGATCTATCTAAAGAAGAAATTTTAGATATTCTAAACTTAGCTGATCAATTAAAGTATGAACAAAAGCATGGTATAGATCATCCTCACTTAAAGGGAAAAAGCTTAGGAATGATATTCGAAAAAGCATCTACTAGAACTAGAGTATCTTTTGAAGTTGGTATGTATCAATTAGGTGGAAATTCGTTATTTTTAACTGATAAAGATTTACAAATTGGTCGTGGTGAACCTATTGAAGATACTGCAAGAGCTCTTTCACGATTCATTCAAGGTATAATGATAAGAACTTTCTCTCATGAAAAGGCTGAGAAATTAGCGAAATATTCATCAATTCCAATCATTAATGGTTTAACTGATACTGAACATCCATGTCAAGTGTTGGCTGATTTGATGACAATAAGAGAAAATAAGAATATCCTAGAGGGCTTAAAGGTTGCCTATATTGGTGATGGTAATAACATGGCAAACTCTTTAATGATTGGCTGTTTAAAAATTGGAATGAATTTTTCAATTGCCTCTCCTGAAGCTTATACAGTCTCCGAAACATATTTAAATAGGGCTAAGGAACTTGCGTTAAAAGAAGGAGTTACTTTTATAAATACTACCTCTCCTCTAGAAGCTGCCAAAGATGCTGATGTATTAATTACAGATGTTTGGGCTAGCATGGGACATGAAAAGGAAATTGAAGAAAGAGCTAAAGCTTTTAAAGGCTTTCAAATTAATAAGGAATTGTTAGGAGTAGCCGATAGTAACGTAATGGTGCTCCATTGCCTACCAGCCCATAGAGGTGAAGAAATTACTGCAGAAGTTTTAGAAGAACATGCTGATTCTATTTTTGATGAATCTGAAAATAGGTTGCATGCACAAAAAGCTGTACTTGTTAAACTAATGAAATAGTACAAACTTATTTTTAGGATTTTATCCTCAGGAATACTACTTTAAATAAACAAAAATAAAGCAAATTAAAATATGCTAAGAATTCTACTTAGATATTTTAATTTGCTTTTTCTTTAAGTCTGTCTTCTAAGATAGTTTAGTTGCGACACCATTGCTTGAAAATCTGTAGCCATAAAGTTCACAATCATGAGCCATCATACCATTGGAATACATTAAATAATCTTTACCATCATCATGTATCCAACCTGTCTGCATAGCTCCAGTGTGATCTAAATAATACCATTCACCATCTATTTTTTGCCAGCCAGTTTGCATAGCTCCACTTTCATTGAAATAATACCATTTATTTTCTAAAAGTACCCAGCCTGTTTTCATAGCACCATCCTCACTGTTGCCCATATAATACCAGTTGATTCCGTCTTTCTTCCAATCATAAATCATCCATCCATCTGAATCAAATACATACCATTTACCATTAACCTTTTCCCAGCCGCTCTTGGTATAACTTCCATCTGAATGTTTATACCACCACTTGCCAGTAGGTGCATCTTCTAACCATACACCAGGAATTGTTTGGTCATTAATTAATGCAGCCTCTGTAAATACATTTATATCGCATTTAGAAGCCACCCCATTAATAGTGCCTAATTCAGTATATTGATGCCCTATTCTATTGGCAAAAAAATTATCTGGTAGATTCCAAGGATCATTATTATAATTAGCTTCCCAAAAAGGCATATTTTCAATTGCAGTACTAATATCACTTATATAAGCTAAAAAACTTGTATAGCTATAGATTCCTAATTTCAAAGGACTAAGCTGATTAAAAGTAGTAATAAATCTAATAACATAATCAGATAAAGTCTCAAAATTTGTCTCTATATCCATCATAGGAACCAAGTCCCATTCATAAGCTTTTATTTTGTTATAGAAATTAGCTGCCTGTGTTTCAGGTGAGCTTGTGCCAACTAAGAAGTGATAGGCTCCAACCTTTAAACCATTATTTTTGCATTCAGTATAAAACTCTTCCATAGTGAGGTCCTGAAAAGTTGTGCCTTCTGTAGCTTTTACATAAACATACTCAACTCCGTCATTTGCTACTTCATTAAAGTTTATTTCCCCATTGTTATTAGATATATCTATTCCTTTTATATTTTTCATTATAATTCACCCCTTTCTAAATATATACGTTGTAAAAATACTTATTTATTGCCAATTTCAAAAATCATATTGTAATTCGGACTATAATTGAGCATTGAGTAGTGAACACTGATAATTTCAATATATAATATGAAAAGTATTCACATATGTTTATCTAAAATTTGAGTTTACAAAGAAATTTTTTCTTAAAGCTAAACTACTGGAAGCGCTGATTTAACATTGTTTAATTCACTTAAAAGATTTTCATTTTGTGCTTTTAAATTAGAGTTTTCTTCAGTTAGTTGTTTTATAATTTCTGAATTATTTATTACCTCTTCCTTGCCTTGATTAATTTCTCCTGCTATAGCTTGTCTTAAATTATCAACATCTTCTTGACTTAATTCCGGGAATTTTTTCAATATAGCTTCATTAAACAAGTCTACCTTTGATTTAAATTTTTCTTCTACAATTTTACTAATCCTAAAATTTTCATCTATCATATACCATATTTGTTTAGCAACCTTGATGTAACCCTCGTTCTTTAAAATTAAAGTCTCCACTCCTGCTTTTTCAAACCTAGCTTCTGCTAACTTTATTAAAATTGCTATTAATGCTTTTATCATCTTAAATCCATCCTCTCTAAATTTTATAATCAGATAAAGAAATGCTATAATCACTGCTCTTTATCTGATAACATTTAAGCTTCTATATTTTTATTTCATCAATTTTTCAATAGAATAAATAAAAAAGCCTACAAACGTTGTTGCTCCAAGTCCAATAAGACCTTTTAGCACACTCGTTAGGGCTTTTAAATTATCACATAAATTTTTAATTTCTATTTTGAAACTAGCACTATCCTGCTCTAATTTATCAATTCGGCAACCATGATTATTTAAACGGGTATCATGAGTTTCTAATTTATCTTTCATTAATTCTTCATTCATAGGCAAAGCCTCCTTTCCTTACGGTTTTAAAATGTAAATTTGTACGTAAAAATTGGCAATAAAAAAAACACTTCATTTGTGCTGATTTATTGCTTATATTTTCATATATATAATTTTATTTTATGATTTCAGTTGAATCTGTTTCTTTTTCTAATACATAACTTTCTAAAGCTTCTATTCTCTCTTGTGCCAACTGTAGTTCTGTTTTTGGTATATCTTCAACTATTTGAACATTAGGTGTTTTACTTGTATCAATGCATTTTAGAATTTTACATTCTAGTATTTCTATTTCCAAATACTTTAAATCTCCTTCTGGTTTTTGATAATTTCCTGTTATTGGAGAACTAAAAATAGTTCCTGTATTATCCTAAATAATTAATGTTTTCATAAATACCTTCATTTCTCTATTGTTAATTTCCTATTGCTATATATTTCCATGGTGAGATTGTATAATATCCTGTTAATATTGGGATATTAAATCCTCCATAATATACATTTGAATTATTCAATGTATAATTTCGAGTATTAAAATTAGGGTAACTAGTAAACATTTGAGTTAAAGTATAGCTATTTCCGGTGAGTTGAGAACAATAAGTTCCAGTCCAAGGATTTGGATATTCTGGTGATATACCACCAAAATACACTATTATAATAGATGGAGTAAATGTAAGTCCGCTTACTACACCATAATAGTTTGAACCTGCAACACTAGTGTCACGTTGTACATTTGTTATAATTCCACTTGCAAATTTCATTCCCCCTAAACTCCCTATAGATGCATTTCCGGCTATTCCAAATATACTTTTACCAGCTACTATATTTTGTGCTATTAGGTCTGTATCTGCATTTTGAAGTTGTGCCACAGGAACACGAACTTCTGAACCACCAGCCCCAGCTATATAATAGCCAGAATTTGCTAAATATACAGCTAAATCACCATTCGCCCATTGCCCACAACTTGTTGGAATATTTGCATATCCAATGGTTGGTATATTCCCAACAATCTTATTCCCATTTACATATGCAGTTTGTCCATTTAATATCTGTCCTGCCACTGCATTAGAGTCTGCTGTATCTACAACACTTGATTTTCCACTAACACCATTAATAGTTACTCCACTTTTTATATTTCCACTTACTAAGTTACTTAAATCTAATGTTCCAACTAATCCCGTATCATTGTCATTACTAAATTTCTTTCCAGCTAGTACATTGGCAGCTACTGCATCACCTTCAGCACTAGCTTTGATAAAAAAACAATCACCTGCTTGGTTATACCAAACTGTATATGCCTTCCCAGCGATTAAATTAGGTGCTGTTGTTGTTCCAGGTTTATATAATTTCTTACCATTTATAGTTGTTGCAGCTCCACCATTATTTGCACTCTCTATAAAGGTAATTGGATAACCATTTACTAATGTTCCTTTAATTGTGACAGTTAAAGCAGTTCCTGTTCCTCCTGCTGTTTGGTACACAAAATCTGACAATTGAGTATCATGTGCTTTTAGTGCATTATCTATAATATCTGCATTATTATTAAAATCATCAATATTTACTACATCAGTTCCATCCGGCTTTTTTAGTTGATAATTATTTGTTAATTGCATTTATATTCTCCTCCCCTATTCATATATTTTAAGCTCTTCCCAATTTTTTGTTTTTATATTATTCCAAGTAAGCTTTTTTTCCATTATGAAATTCCAAATTGTATAGGTGTATTTAAAGTTATAGGTAAGATGTGCTGGCTTAATATCTTCTAACATATTCATAAACGCTTGCATATTTTGTGGAATACCTTTAACCCCAACAAACTGTATAATAAATAAGTAATTTTCATTATCCTCAATTATGCTTACTTCTCCGCCACTAAAGGCTTCTGCTGCATTTTTTAGCATTGCTTTTGTGGTTGTACCTTGTCCACGTTTTTTAGCCTTAAGAATTTCTCTTCTTTGCTCATAACTTAAACTTAAGTTGGTTTCTATGCCATATTCATCTTCCCAATAAAGGAGTCCCCAAGTAGCTGTATCAATAAAACACTGTTTTAATAAATCACTAATATAATAATTGAGATCACCTAATTCTTTACCTTGTACATCATATAAAGCCTTCATTTCATGAATTTGACATACAAAAGGTGGTACATATTTTGTTAGATCTAAAAAATACTTTTCTAACTCTTCAGAATTTGGAGCAAGTTCAAAATAATTAAATTCGCTTATTTTCACCTATATCACCCCTAAATTTGCAGTACCTAAAACTGCAATATCTTCGTTATCTAAGGTTATATTAGCTAGCTCCCCATTTACCTTTAAATTTTTGTAATCTATAACTCCAGTTGTACTAAGAAGAATATTCCCAATCTTAGCTATGCTTATATATTCTGTATCAAAAGCAATACTCTTAAGATATTCTGTAAGCAGGTTGCTAAATTCTACTTGGACATTTGCCAAATTTACTCCTTTTATTATGCTTACATCAGCAGTAATATTTATGGGCTTTTCAATTGCACTTACAACAGTCACATTAGCTCCAATGGGTCTTAACTCTTCTATATATGCAGCCGTCTTTTCTACAAGCTCACTTGAAGCCGCTTTTTTATTTGAATCTGCTATTACAACTTTTACTGTCCCTGGTCCATCTGCAAGAGGAAATACCTTAGCTGCTCCTACTCCATCAACTGCTAGTGCCCAATTCAAATAATGATATTTATTTCCACTTGTAGCTGGTGTCTTTATTTTTAACATAAGCCTATCAAATAATTTTTCATTATCTTCAACCTCTATCCCTGGCTCTAAACTTTCAGTAAGTTTAGCTGTTCCAAGCTCCTCAATATATTCAATTGGTAGTAAAACTCCTGTTGGATAATTTCCTGCTGCTCCTAGAGTTTCACATTTCATTTTATATTTGCCTTTTTCAATTTTTTCTATTGCTTCATAATTGATCTTATCTATAGAAAACCTTGAATTTAGTGGTATATCCATTAAATTGCCATTTGCATCTGTAAAAACCCCTAGTTTTATTGCATAGGTTGCTGGCTTTCTTGCAAGTCCATATTCCATTGCTTTTAAATCCAAATATTCTTCAGGCATATCTTTAGAAGCGAAGCTATAGCTTAGGAATCTATCCATATCACTTCTTATTTTTGCAACCTCCTGTGCAGCTGGAGCCAATGCATTATAAATTAAACTGCTGTCTTTTCTTTTATCTATATCCTTGGGTATGCTTTCCAACATTCTGTTTAATATATCTTCTTCCTTTACTTCAAACATCAGCCTGCCTCCTTTTCTATCTCTATATCTCCATAAATAGAAAAAACAGTGAATTTTACTAATACACTGTCTTCACTATAGGAAAATTCAAAATTACCAACGTCCTTAACTCTATCATCTTGGAGTATGGCTTCTGAAATTCTCCTCTTTAATTCACTTTTTGCTATATCTCTATCTAATTCAGATATAATATTAAGTTCACTTCCATAACTATTAGAATAAATCAAATAATTATATCTTTCTGTGTTTAATATAAAATATATTGTTTGCTCCAAGGCTTCCTTGCCATCGCAAAATCCAACTATTTTATCATCTTTAATTTTGTAGGTTTTACTAGGCATCTCAGCTTCATTTTTAATTTCTAGATTATCTATAATGGCACCTTGTGGCAGTATACTTACATAACTCATTATTTCACCACCTTATCAAGTATTAAATACCTTGCTCCACTTTCGATTTTTAATAATATTACCGTATCATCTATTTTTAAGCCTTCTCTTATGACCAATTTATCTAATTCAGAGGTTCCATCAGCAACTTTGCTATTTTTTAAAGTCACCTCATATCTAGTTAAACTTTCAGGCACAACAAAAAACTCTTTTGGTAGTATTTTTTTCTGGCTTATTTTTATAGTAATATTTTCAGCATCTGTGACTGTTCCAAATTCAATATCTAATGGATTACTTGCATTTATGGCATTAACACTTGCTTGTTTTATCAATTCTAACATTTTTACACCACCTTCAAATCAAAATCCATTGTATGTTCATTTTTAGAAAACTTATGAGTAGCTTCTTCAATTAAATAATACTGAGCAATGTTTCTTTTTTTAATAATCACATAGACTCCAGCACCACCTCTAAGCTTTAAATCCAAGCTTGTTTCTGTTCCTAAAACATCTTTAAGTTTAAGCTTTCTAGTTTCTTTATTTTTAAGCTTTAAATTTCCCATAACCATTTCTTCTATTTGTGCTTTATTTAACTTGCTATCAACCTTCTTAAAAAGCTGCAACTTACCCCAATTAGCAATATTTTGAGAATCTTGTCCAATATACACATCTCTTCCTTTAGTTTCTTCATTATCCCTAACAAATTTTATGCAGTTATAGCTTTCTTCAATTGAACTTTCCCAATCATAATTTCCTAAATTGCTATCATCTGCTATTACAACTTCTTGCCTCATATTGTTAATATCCCTGAGATTTAAATATCCATAATCATCATATAAAACAAACATTTTCGTATTAGAAACTATAGTCTTATCTAAAGCACTATAAATAATATCTAAATACTTCTTGTCATCTTCTACAAACGTTGGAATTACATATCCAGTATCTTCAATAGTCCCAATCTTTAATTGAAGCTTTTCAAAGATCCCAGTAATTATTTCACTTGCCTTTTTGTTAACCCCAACACAAACATCATTATACATAAGATATTTAATTTGATCGTAAGCTGTGATTTTAATTTCTGGGCTATCATCACCACTATTTTTAAATACATAACCATAAAATACATTAGTACCATTTACTTTAAAGCTTATTATATTACCATTGCTAATTTTAACCTGGCTATCTTCCAACAATTTAATATCTAAACTTGAAGGGCTGCCTTTCCTTTTAGTCTTCCAAGTAACCTCTTCTACTAATTCAGAGATATCAAATACATTTCCATTTTTATCATCAATTATTAGATTTATCTGCATATACTCCTCCTTTATGGAAGGTTTAATACCTGTCCAACATAAATTATATCTGGATTTGAAATATTATTTAAAGTTGCTATTTCTCCATATCTATTTCCATCACCTAAAAACCTTTTAGCTATATGCCAGAGAGTATCACCTTCAATTACAGTGTAAGTTTTTGGCTGAGGAGGATTACTTTCTCTAGTGTCAGCTTGAGAAACAGTTGCTGTTACTGCAGTCACATCTTTCTTGATATCAATTTTTTTAGCTGCATAATTCTTATATTTTTTTAATTCTAAAGTGTAATATATATCCCCAACTTCTCCTCCATGTTCCTCATATTTAAAATTTTCTATGGAGAAAATATTATTTATCTCTGTAGAAGTATTAAATACTGAATCTAAGGTACTACCAGTAAAGATAAATCGTACTTTACAGCATTTTTTTCGCCATTCTTGTATTTTTTTTATATATACACTTGGAGCATATAACTTTTCTGAACTCACATAGGGACCTCTATTCAAAGGAAAATAGCTATCAAAAGAAATCTTAGTAAGTTTAGGTAAGTTTATTACATTTACTTCTCCTAGATTCACTATGTTATAGCTCTTATTATCTCCACCTTCATCAATTTGAATTTTCTCTGGAAGTACAGGGAGTAAAAAGCCTTCCTCATCGCCGTTAATTTCTAAATACATCTTATACACTATGCATACACCCCTTCTGCACTATTAGCTAACTCATTTTCCATATAATTTTCTATATGAGATATTATTTTATTAATATCTGCTTCTTCTTTTATGTCTCCAGTAGTGATTTGTACCGTTGGTGTCAAGGTTACAAAGTTTTGAATACTGTCCTGCTCTGCTAAATCTCTTAGCATTTCTAAATGCTCATTTGAAATATCTATTGAATTATCCATATTCTTAAGACTATCAGCACACTTTGCTGAATTGTCTGTTAAAGCACTGTTGTTTCCAAGATTGTTACTTGTAAGTCCATTATCTCCAAGACTATTCATTGGAAGGTCACCTTTACCTTGACTTTTATTGAAATTATTTAGTATATCAGTGTCATTTATACCTACATTAAGTTTTCCTGGTAATTTAGACAGACTATTATACCCATATTGAGCTTCATTTCCTAAGTCTTTCATCTGCATTTTAGGAATAATAGTATAATCATCTGGTGGAGGCGGCATATTAATTTTAAAATTCTTTATTTCAAAATCACCTAATAAATCTTTCAAGAAAGGTATAGATTTAGCTTTATCTACGATATAATCTAATGCTCCACCAACAAAAGACACAATTGAATTCCAAATGTTTGCAAATAACATTTCAACTGAATATAGTGGATGCTTAAACACATTTGCAAAAAATTCAACAAAGCTTGCAATTACATTCCATGTCATTGCAATTTCATTATATATATATCCAAAGGCTATCATGAAAGCAGCCCCTATAAAACCACATACTTGTTCACAAGTAACTCCAGATTGAATTAATGCATATATAAGTAATGAAATTAATCCAATTATTAGCAATATAGGCCAATTTGCTACAAGCCACGCTGCAGCACAGGTTATCGCAGTACTTATTAAATATATGCCTAATGCAATTAAAATTGATTCAATTATTGGCCAGTTTTGGATTGCCAAATTGTAAATAAATATTATAGCATCTGATACAGCTGTAAGTGCTGTTGAAAGTGCAGCAAAAAACGGTTGAAATGATCCATTTGCAAAAGCTTGATTTATCATTGCCATTACTGGAGTAAATGCTTCTAAAATTCCCTGTCCTGCTTGTCCTAACCCTGCATCAAGATTTGATTTTAAATTGTCAAATTGAGCTGTAGGTGAACTATTAAAAGTATTGAGCATGTCTGAGTCAAGACCTTTTTTGTCTAGTAATTTATCAAACTTAGCTGTAAAATCATCCATGTCCTTACTTGCTTTTAATATTCCTATATCATCATCATTAAACCCAAAATTATCTTTAAGTGAATCTCCTTTTCCAGACATCATATCCTTAATTGCACTTCCTGCAGCACCAAGTCCTTTAGAGGTATTACCTATTGATAATCTTTCTGATAAATTATTCAATTGATCAAGGCTATCTGTATTTTTAGTAATTCCTATAAAGTTTCTCGCATTATCTTGAAGATCTTGAAATGCAAAACCTGAATTATTAGCTTCTTTTTGTAAATGATTAAAATATGCTTTTCCAGCTTCTTTGTTTCCAAGCATCCCTTGCATCGAAATAATTTGATTTTGCATTTTTACTGCTTCATCAATAGTTGTACTTATTCCATTTTTAATAAGTTTCATTCCTAAATCAGTATTAAAACCCTCTTTAAGCTTTCCAGCAAGTTCTTTAAATATATTTGTAGTTTTACTTGTTTTTTGACTTAAATTTTCTTCTTCCTTAGCTGCTTCATTTATTGATATTTGTAAGGTATTTGTTAAGGATATTTGCTGACTAATAATATTGGTTGCGCTAGACTCCTTATTTAAAAGCTCTGATTGCAATCCACACATTTCCTTTAAAGTTCCTTCTATTCTACTAAAACTATTATTTAATTTATCTACTCCACTTATTAACTGATCTACTTTATTATTGAAATTATCCATTAGTCCTATGTTTACTGTAAGATTAGATGTCATGGATACTGCTGCCATTGATATTAACGCCATACTTTCACCTCTTTTCTTTTTATAATCCTAGTTATCCTTTTTATTTTTATCTTTTACTTTTTATTCTTTTAGCTTCTTTATTTTCTTTTTCAACATGTAAATCTATTGATGCATAAACAAAAGCTTTTTCCTGTCTAGATAACTTCATTAATTCATGAGGAAGTATTTTCAGCTTGTGGAGGGCATAATGAGCATAGGCTGCTTCACCATCTCCCCCCTTAATTAGTTTTTTGCTTCTTCAATTAATTCACTTGTGCTCTTATCGTAGCCATTCACTTCACTTACTATTGTTGACCATTCTGAGAATTCACCATCCTTCATTTTCGCTTTCATTGCATCCAAAAGTTCCACTGCTCCCATAACTCCCCATGAAGCTTGTAATTTTGAATTCTTTAAATCAGGGCAAATAGTTGTTTCAATTATTAAATCTGAAATATAGTTATCTTGATCTGTTTCAATTATCCTTTGGCCTTTCACAAGTTTAACTTTTCTATTCTTCTTTCTTAATTTATCTCCTAAATCAGCTGATATAGGTTTAAATTTCATTAATTTTTTCTTGCCTCCTAAAGTCACTTCTCTTTCTGTTTCTCTTGTTTCCTCAAAGCTTTCCATTAAAAATTCTTCAAAATTATTACTCATAATAGCATCTTCCTCTCTTATATTTAAATTTAATGGTCGAGATCCAATTATTAATTTCTAACAATTTAGCCTCGACCATTTACAATTACTTATTAAAATTTTATGTTTAACTGCCTAATTTATTTTATGAAACAACAGGCTTTCCAAACTTATCTAATAAATCAACATCTTCAAAAGTGAAGGCCATTTCTTCTTCTAGCACTTCATCGTCCACATTAAACATTGCCATACTCACTTTATCAAAATTACATTTCTTTAATACAACAGTTTGTTTTCCAATTGTTGAAGATTTATCTTCATTTGTAACTGTTAAATCAAAATATACATCCTTACCAGTTTTAATATAGTTGATCATCATTTCTCTAAATAATGATGTCACATAATAAACAGTTAAGGTTCCTGTTCCTTTCCAGCCTGTTGCCTTATTTTGCTCAACTCTGCTGCCTAAAGTCTTTCCTGTCTTTTTAGTTTTTTCTGCTGTTGATTCTAACTTTTTAGCATAAAATAATTCTTCATTTCTGCCATTCACAGTTATAAATCCCTTTCCTTCTGTTCCACTTAAAGTATCACTATAATTTAAAAAATTACTCATTTATATTACCTCCACTTTCTTCTTATACATATACTGTCATATAAATTTTTTCCATAGCATCAACTGGTTGTGCATTTACCTTAACTAAAACCGAATCCTTTGATGCTCCTATAGCTACATCGATGTCATCTATTGTTACATTTTCCAATGCTCCTTCACTTTCCAAGGTTTCTAGAATTTTAAGTACATCTTTTTTAAATAGATTTCTTCCATCTTCATTATTGCTTGTCTTACCAATATAAACCTCTTCCCATCTTGTTTTAATTCTGTTATTAATTCCATCTAAAACTCTAATAACTCTATTCTTTCTAAAATCAGACTTTTTACCATCACTAAAAGTTTTTAACGTATTAATATCTTGTTCAACTAAAATCTTTTCACCATTTTTAATAAAAACTATTTCCCCATCTTGAATAGCAGTAATTATTTCTCTGTCTGAATATTTGCAATCAACATTAATTGCTCCTTCATATTCAGCATAAGTATTTGAAACTGCATATCCAGCACTTGCAGTTAAAGCTGCTATATATGAAGTAGCCTCTACATTTGATACATGAACATTATTTTTAATATAAACACCATTTTTAACTGATATTATTCCTTCATAATCTGCTTCCTTATAATCTGGTAAAACAGCTTGTATCTTTCTGCCATCTTCTTCTCTTAATCTTCTTACAAACTCTTTAGTAACTGCTTTTATAGCAGAATCACTAACTGGCATTGCAAGAACATTAAATTCATGCAATTCCAATTCTTTTAAGAAGTCTGCATAATCTTCTCCTGTTGCTGCCTTATTTTCTCCTCCTGCAAGCTTAAGTCCAGCTGATACAGTAAGCTCTCCTTTTCCAGAAAAATCAACAAAACTATTTGAAACAAGGTCTGCTGCAGTTTTTACTTTTTGAGCTTCTACCTTTATATCCCCTAAAAATGTAATTACATCAAAATATCCTGCATCATCAATATTACTTTGAATGACAACTCTAATATCGTTTCCTACAGTCCCATTAAATTTAGAGGTAATAACAAAGTCTCCTGATGTGCAAGCTGCTTTAACACCTCCATTGATTCTATAAAGCAATACTTTATTTGCTTTCTTTAAGGCTTCTCTAAGCATTAAAAGACAAGCTTCCTCTTCTTGAATTCCTAACACTTCAAATAAATCTGTGTTGTTATCTATTTCAATAATCTCCTTTTCAGGTCCAAAAGGTAATACTATTGGCAATCCAACAATACCTCTTTCACTAGCAACAGTTTCATCATATTTACCCTTAAAATTTATATAAGCTCCTGCTCTTACTTTATTTTGTTTTATCCATGTTCCTCCAGCCATTTATTTAGCCTCCTTATTATTAAAATTATTAATTATTTCTCTTACCTCATCAATGCTATATTCTCTATCCTCTAATAATGCATTTAGAATATCCTTTTGGTTAATTGTAAATTGTTTAGATGCTATGATTTGTTCTTTAGAAAACTTATTTTCCAAGTACATCTACCTCCAATTGCTTCATACTATTTTCTTCAGTATTCTTTATTAAACTGATCTCTAATTGAAATTTGAAATATAATACCCCGTCTTTTACTTCATGATTCATATTAAGTGCTCTAAATTTTCTTTCTCCCTTTTCTACTATTTCTAGCAGTTCATATAGTTCGTCAGCCTTGTTTAAATATTCTTCATTAATATTCTCTTTGTCACTTACATAGCTAATTTCAAAAGCTATATTTCTTTTGTATCTTCTATTAAGCTCCTTAGCTTCACTTGAATTTGATATTTTAATAAAAAAATAAGGCTTATTAAAGCTTTCTTCCTTGCCTTCACTATATACATTGCTTTCTTGAAAATTGTTTTTGATAATATTCTTAATTGCTACCAATAAATCATTTATATTATCACCTCCTCACTCAAATAAGTTTTAAAAATGTTCCTTAAATATAAGAGCATTAAAAAAATTAATCACAAAAAAGACATCTATATTTCTATAAATGTCTTTTAACAAAAGGGTATTAACTTCTTAGGAGAAAATTATCTTTCCTTCCCACTTACTATTATAAGGCTTGTAAATATCAATTTCTTATACAATTTCTCTAATTTTCCTATACTTTTCTTATAATTAAATATATATTCACTTCTTTAATTAGGCATTTCAATTTAAGACCATCATTTATCTTAATTTTTCAATTTATTCTTTAGAAAAAAATAAGGTAGATTAAACCTTAATGCCTAATCCACCTTTAAAGATAATTATTGAGCTCGTAAAAACTTCTCATAGTTTTCTATTTTATCCTCTCTATTGGTATTCCTTAACCAACTGTTATAATTTAATATAATCTCTTCAACGTTTTTAATGTTCACTTTGTTTTGCTTTTTGTTTTTAAGTTCTGCATAGAGATTAATTTTAATTAGGTTTCCCAATTCTCTCACCTGCCTTTCTTAATACCATAATACACTACAAATGTTACATTTATATAATAATAATCTTAAGATAACATTAAATTAACTAATCTTTGTCTCATAATTATCAATTGTATCATCTGATGTTTTAATCAAATTTGTAAACTCTTCATACTGATCTGCTGCAATTTTATCTCCAGCTAAAAATATGTCCATGGTTTCTTTGATAGTTGCAAAATTTTGTTCTGCTTTATCCTTTACTAATTCACTTTCAATCCTATTCTTTAAAATTTTCCCTAAAAGTTCCTGCATTTTTGTCATTAAAATCACTCCATTTCATATATACAATTTATTTTATAGTTTCAGCCATTTCTTTTTCTAATAAATAATTTTCCAGGGCTTCTATTCTTTCTCTATCAGTTGACACACTTGCTACTGGCTCTACTAAAGGTACTGGTTTCCCATTAGGATATGCAGCTTCAAACTCTTTAAATAAACTTAATTCATCGTCAGTTGCATTTTCTCTTGGAATACATTTAATGGAATTATCATCATTTGTAATTATAAGAACATCATCTTTTAAATCTGTTTTGTCTAAATTCAAACTCATATTTCTTCCTCCCCTAAATTCTTCCTCTACAGTCTGCTATTATATCAAATGTTATCCATCCCCCATAATTATAAAGATTGTTTTGTATTGTTGTATTATTTCCTAAATAAGTAGTAGTAACTTTTACAGTACTTTTATCAAGTATATAAACAGTAAATCTAATATCACAAAGAGATATAGGGTATCCACTTACTCCATCACTGTAACTAGTCCCTATATTCAATAGAGAAATTATTGGTACGGTTTTTTTAGGTGTAAACTGAACTATATACTCTATTATAGGTAAATTGTTACATTTTGAAGCTCTATTAAAAAGTGAACAATTTACCTTTTTTTCGTATATACTAAAATCCACAAGAGTATCTAAAGTACTATCATGTACTTGTCTATTATTTATTTTTTCTTCTAAATTGTTAATATTTGTAACTATATTCTGTTCATAATTACATGTAAAAGATCCAATTTTAGGTGCTACAGTTGATAATATATTATAATCTACTGTATAGGTTGCAGACGAATCATAATTAACAGAAGTGATTGTAGCTAGTCCAAGTCCATTCGTATTTCCATTATCTACATTCTGACCTTTTGACCACAAACCATCGTATATTCCATTTTTGTATATTACATTTAATAACTCTGTCTTATTCTTTAAAAATGAATTATTTATCCATTTACTATTAATTCTATAATAATTAGAGTCATCTATCTTTGGATTAGCAATTTCTCCTAGCACTATTCCACTATCTAAGTATAAGTAGTTATCTCCAATATCAAATAATGGTATCTCTCCATGAATATGAGTATTAACATCAGTGATTGGTTCTGGATTTTGTAATTTATAATGTAGTTGGTATCCTTCATAGTTAGGTGCTACATTGTTTTTACAGTAGTTAAGAATATTAACATCCTGTTTTACCATGTAGTCTCCAGCAGACCATCCAGTTCCTTGTGCTATTGTTACATTATTTCCATTAATAGCAGTAATAGTTGTTGAGTCATATATTAGACCATTTGATGCATGATACATAGCTATCACATCATTTACAGCAAATTTTGAAGCATCTGCTACTGGAACAACAGCACCAGAACTGGTAGCTGAAATAGTAGTAGATGCATGCGCTGGGCAAGGAGTATTATCTAATATAGATTCCCAACATGAATAGCGAGAACCTATATAATATACTGCTTTCCAGCCATTCATAAATGCTTTTACTTCATCATTATTAGGGTTTATACTCTCAGCCCAACCCGTGTCTAAGTCTGAAACTGTTATACCAAGTCTACTAGAATTACCTATTGTGCTACAATCTGTGGATGACCACACTAAACCATAGTTCATATGACTTAAAATTTTTCCATCGTATTTTATTATTTTTTCACTATCTTGAACTGCTAAACTGTTAAGATTATCAACGACAATATTTTTAAATCCATTATAATCAGCATTACAATACCAATCATAATCCTTACCAAACAAAATTTTATGTTTCCAGTTTATTTGTCCAGTTACTTCTCCATTCTCTAATGCTAAAGAATCTCCATCAGTAAATTTTCCTTCCACAACACATCGTTCTATTCTACATGTTAGATATTTAGATGGTACTACTGCTCCTTCCACCATTGATATTTGTTTAAAATATCCTGTACCAGTTTTTGATTCATCTCCTTTAGTTTTACCTCCTTGCAAATAAATTTGGAGATACCTTGTTTTAGAATTAGTCGTAATAGACATAGATATACTTGTATCTATAGTAGTTGCATCTACTGAATTTTCTATCCATTTGTCTAATAAATTTGATGCTTCATCATATTCATTAAATCCAATCGCTAAAGGCAAAGTTCCATCGCTTTTTGCTATTACACTTAAAGTATATGTTGTATTTGGTTTTACAAAAACACTCTGCCACATGTTTCCGGAAACTGTTTTATCATTATCTGCCACTGTAAAATATCCATTAGAGAAACTTAATGATGATCCCCAAGAATTCCACCAAGCAATGCCCTCTTCCCCATTACCATTTCTAACTAAGTTATCATGTCTTACTTCTATATATGGATTTTGCAAACAAGTATAGTTCTCTACATAAGGACTTGGTTGAAAATTAGGGTCATTATATTGCGCTTGTGTGATTTCTTCTAGCATAACACCATCAACATAAGCATACTGTCCTGTACTGGCACCTCCAAAACTTACTGGATGCAAAAGTATTGCAGTAGAATTATCTATATCAGTTGGTTGAATCTTTAGAAATGACCTAGTAAAATTTGTTGTATCAGTAACTATATTACCATTCTTATATGTGTCACCGCTGGCTTCCAATGCAACACATACTCCATTTGTTATATTAAAATTCTTTAAATATGCACTAAAACAATAATATTTCGTCTTATCTATTACTCCCAACATATTCTTAGTCATATTACCAGTCGTATTAGTTGCAACTACTTTAAGTGAATTTGATCCAAACACTTTATTTGAGCTATCTAAAGTAGTAGTACACTGCCATACTCCCCATACACTACTACTAGCATCTTCACAATTCCCATCCTTACCAAGTAAATTAATAACTGTCTTCCCTTGTATAGTAAACTTAGGTGACACGCTTGTTTTCCCTACATTCTTAATCACATTATTCATTCCATAACCTACAGCTGGAGTTACTACATTTTTATTGGAAATTTCATTGGCCAATTCTGATATTTGTTCAGAAAGCTTGCTATCTAATTCCTTTATTTCTTCTGATGTTTTAGCATTTGACGCATCCATTTTAGCTTGAAGTACATCAATATCCTTCCTAGTAGCGACTATCACTGTAGGATCAATCTTTAAGGTAACACTTGACACATTACTAACTTCTAATACAATCTTTATGCATAAATCCTTTATGCTTCCTTCAGAAACTACTGGTTTATAGGTTTCTGATAATTTACTTATAGCTATCAAATCGCCATCTTCATCAAAAATACCAGCTTCCCTAATGAAGAACCCTCCAATAGTTGCTGGTATCAAGGTTTCTGCTACTATCCAATTTGGATTATTTTCATCTACGGAAATTGAGCTTACATTTCCCGACCATACCTCTCTTACTAAAGATGTCTGGCTTTCTGTTGGTTCATAGTAAGCTCCATTTCCATCTCCTACTTTTAAGGTTTTAAAATTAACTTTACTGCCTAAAACTGCTGAATTTGCTAATTTTGCTTTTCCAGTTGCAGTTAATATTGTATAAAAATTTTCTGACATTATTTTCTCTCCTTTCTTGGATATATTGTCATACTTTCTGATGATTTATTTTGACTTATTCCAACTTCTAATTTCGTATTTGCATTTATTGTTCTTGCAATCCAGGGATAAACTACTATAACTTCTCCTGTTGTTGCTGCCAATTTATAATTAGTTTGTGCTTTGGAAAGTGATGTTAATTTATATTTTGTTCCTAGATGCGCTGGTTTTACAATATCTATGTTGTCATACATGCTTTCTAGTTCATAAGGAAATCCTGCACTGCTTAATAAATTTATTTCAAAATAATAATCTGAGTTATGTTGAATTACTTCAACTTCTGAAGCAAAGCTTCTACAAATTTGCTTTATTACTTCAACTGTAGTTGTTCCCTTATTTCTAAGTTTGGCTAATATTCTTGCTCTTCTTTCCTCAATAGTTTTAGAAGTATTGGTTTGTATTCCAATTCTTTTTTCCCAAAGGCTTAAGCCCCATTCTGTTGCAGTTTGGGGTAATATTTGCAAAAACAAATCTGAAAGTTCTATACCCAATTTATCAAACACTTGCCCATAAGAATTAAATATTTCATTAAAAACATTACTATTTTGTATTTCATAAGGAACATAGCTTTTTAACATTTCTGCATTTTTACTCATAATCAATGCCTCCCAAAGCTGCCTTATTCTCATCTAAAGTAGTTATATTTTTAGTATCATCATTTATCTTAATTGACGTTATGTCATTTACTCCTTCTGTCATGACTATTACAGCCTCAATAGCATTTATTTTTACTGTTCCACCTGCTGGCACCTTTTTTAAATAGTCTTCAAGAGATTTTTTAATATTAAGCTTTACATCATCTAAATTGTATTTATCTTCTATAACAAGGCCTGAAATCTTAACTTTTATCTCTATAGGCATAACAGAAACAACAGTTACAGTAGCACCTATAGGAGCTTTACCACTTCCAAGACCATCTTGTGGATCAATATAAGCTTTTACTTTTTGAATTATAGTATCATCTAGTTGAGCACCATTTTCCCCAGCAACTATTACTTTCACAGTTCCATTTCCCTTCCAAAGCGCTTTTACCTTAACATATTCAACGCCTGAAACTTCCATTGCCCATTTTTCATAGTCATAAATATTCCCACTGCTGCTTTCTTCTCTTTCCTTCGTTATAATTCTTTTCAATAATTCTTCACTAGTTTCAGTATCAGTTCCACTAGTAGTTGGTTCTAAATTACTAACACTTGTTATACCATTGATTTTAATAGGAATTTGAACTATAGAATTTGATGGCACATTATACTTAGCTCCTAATTCCATTGCCTTAATCTCTAAGGTACATTTTCCATCAGTAATTTTTCCTTGGGAAGTAACCTTATATTTCAATCCTTCAACAGTTTGTACAATGCTATTTTCATAAATTGTTGACCCTTCTAAACCCATAAAAGTCACTTCTCCTACAGAATAAAACCCTTGCTTACGCTCTAATCCATGCCTTGCTGCATCTTGATCTATAAATTTATCGTAATCCTTAGCTGGTACTTCTGGTGCTGGCTCTCCAAATACTAATTTCAAAATTGTATCCAATGTAGAATAACACTCAGCTAGCCTTTTTGCAGCTGGTGCTATAGAATCATAAACAAAATATCCTTCACTTTTAGATATTCCAGAATCAATATCATTAAGCATTTGTATTCTCAAAGCTTCTTCAGTATTATTTTCATACATCAATTATCACCTCCCCACAATCAGTTACTGCTGTAAATGAAATATTCAATAAATCCTTTTCTTTACTAACTTTAAAATTTTTTATGTCCAAAATATGCTCATTTTCCTTTAAACATTCTAAAGTCAATCTCTTTGCTTCGCTTTCAATAAGACTTTTACTTAAGCCTTTACCAACAAGTTTTTCAATCTCTTGTCCATAAGTATTGCTATAAATTGGATAGGTTAATCTGCTTGTTTTTAATGCTTTCCATATCCAAATCTTTAAGGCTTCTATTCCTTCTACAATTTGAAATTTTCCATCCTTAAGCTTAAAATCATTTTTATCAAAATCCCAAGCATATTCTTTGGGCATCATTACTTCTATTTGCTTATCTGAAAAGGAAGCAATTACTGTTGATAAATTTAAATTTGCTTTTGGTAATACACTGTTCATATTTATAATCTCACCACCTTACAAAGAACTACCCAGGTTTGATTATCTGCTGTAGGAAGCACTGCAACTTCATCTCCTACTTTTAATATTTTATGAAATTGCATTTCTTGCTTTTCTATACTAATATTTTGAAGCTGCCCTCCACAGGAAACTCCTCCACTTGCCGCACTACTTATACTTATTTCCTGCTTATAATCCACTAAGCTTTCTGATATTACAATGTCATCCTTATAGAGCTGCAAATCATTAGTTTGAATTATTATTTCAGGTGGAGGAGCTATAATTTTACCTATATTAATGGTTGGTGAATTACTTTCTGCACCTTTAGTTTTCATTAAATTAAGCATTTTTACATAAGGGTCCATTAGCTATCAACCTCCTGTAAATCCATTTTGTTACTTAAACTCACTGTAAGCTTCATGGTATATTTTCCAGTTCCACATTCCCAAGTATGAGTATCAGCATTAATATATACTGTTGCATTATTAAGCAAACCTAGATACCAAATCTTAGTTTTAACAGCATAACCTGTTAAGCAACTATAATTTCCAAGAGCTTCAAGTTCAATTTCTTCATCAAAAGCATATAATTTATTTTGAGCTACATTATATGGATCTTTACCATCTTCTATTGAATAAGAGTCTTGAAAAAGTCCATAACTGCTAACAAGGCTTGAGTTTTCTACTTTATCCACATAATTATTATCAGCATCAAAAATTACAACTCTGTTTATCATATTCTCTAATGAATCCTTATAAGTCATATCAATCAAATTATTGTTGTAAGTATCATCCTTACTTGATTGAATAACATAATTTGAAATTATCTGCCCTTTTTCAATTATGCTTAACTTATTTGCTCTCATTATGGGAATGTATTGTTTTCCATTTTGCTTACTAGCTTCACTATAGCATTCCATAATTATGTTATAGTAAGTCTTATTTGGGCAAAGCCTATTTATAGGCATTCCAGTTGCAATTATCTCCCCTGGCGTTATACTAACTTCTTCACAAGCTTTAGCTGCAACGCCTTCTGGAGGTATATTTTTAATACTCATACTAGTTGAGGACTTCATAAGAAATCTCATATAATCATAACAAGTGAAGGACTCCTCCTGACTAGAACTTGTTAAAGTCCTATCAATTACTTCTCCTCTAAAAATTTCTCCATAATCTTCTTCAATAATACTAATTAAGGTTCCAGGTCCTATTTGAACTCTTGGCTGATTATTATCTGTTAGAGAATAAACCATAGTAAAGGTGCATTTTCTTGCTGGTTGATCAACTGAGGCTGATAGTTCAACACTTTTACATACTGGTGTTATTTCTGTTAAATCCCAGCCATCATATAAGCTATATATTCTAATCATAATTTTCACCTAACATTTTAGATCTATTTTCATTTAACCTAAGCATCATGAATTTCCCCCTAATATGTTATTTGAATTAGTAAAACTAAAACTTGCTCCCCATTGTCCAACAATTTTTTCATTTAACTTTAAAACCTTATATTGCTTTAGTTCCAAAGTAAAATATATATCTCCTGTTCCATCTTTTTCACCATATTCAAAGGATTCTATGGAAAATAAATCATTAATGCCTGTATCTGTAAGAATTACCCTTATAGGCTTCTTGCTCTTTCTCCAAGTTTCTATTTGAACTACACATTCAATAGGTGCTGGAATATCAGAATATGCACAAAAATAATATTCCCGAGCAGGAAAAAAGCTTTCAAAAGATATTTCTGAAAGCTTTGATTCTCCTAAAATATTTAATTCTCCAACTGATTCAACATTAATTACTGTATTATTATTACCTACTTTGAGTGAATAACTAGAAGGGGACACAGGCAGCTGTAACCATTCATTATCTTGATTAAGCCAAAATTCTATCATTTCTAATTACCTCCTAACCCATTCCAAGTGCTGTTTGACTTAACTTATTTGCTAGGGCTGTTGCTATCTTATCTATATCGCCCTCTTCTCTGATTATTATAGAATCAGCAAGTTTAGCTATTGTTATTGCAAAGCCATTTTGTGCACTATTGTCCTTGGTTGTATTTGTACTTCCTTTAGTACCTAAGCTGCCGGATTTACTTCCACCAGATAAGCTACCATTCATATTAGTTTTTATTCCAACTGAAAGATCTTTGACAGGCTCAGTTACTAAATGAGTGTTAACCTTAATTCCATGTCCCATACCCTTCATAAAGTCTGGCATCCAGCTTTCATAATCTGTTACATTAGCACCCTCTCTTTCGAGATACTTTAACACTATTTAAATAGTGGGATTAGACTATATCATACTCTTAAAATTAAGAGCCAATGCACTTCGCAATAAGGACTTTCACCTTAAAGCTACTCTCTTTCGAGATAGTCGTTACACCTTCCTATTTCTAGGCTTGGCACGTGATTGTCATATTTTGTGTAATAAAAAAGCCACTATACTATTCTAAATTGAATCTTATTATACCAAAACTTAGATTTCCCACGTTAGCAAGTCAATTAAAACTCACACCTTGCATTTGCAAGTTCACATTGTTTTTCGAAGAACCTCGCGATTCTAAGCCGCTAATTCTAACGGTCCTTGATCTGGGACTGAAAAATGAAGGAAGGATCTTATTTTGTCCGCTACACCTTTAACAGCATCTTCAATGTAGGTTACTCCTCCTTTTATTCCATCAACAATACCCATTATCATATCTTTTCCCCAATTAATTGCTGTTTTTGCTATATCTTTAAATACTGTACTAATTGCACTTATAACATTTTTAACAATATCAACGGCTCCATTAAATACCGTTGAAACTGTTTCTTTTATAGTATTCCAGGCACCTGACCAGTTTCCATTTATTATTTGCATCACAGCTTTAATTACTCCTGTGATTACAGCTAATACTGTTGTAATGACAAGTTTTATATGATTAAAGACAGCACCTACTACCACTTTTATAGTTTGTCCATGTGCATTCCAAAAGGACATTACTACATTTAAAACTGTTGTAATCACAGTTTTAATAGCTGTCATAACTGTTGTAATTGTTTGCTTTATAAGTGGCCAGTTAGCTGTTACAAAGCTGATTAGTTTCCCAAAAATTTGAATAGCAACTGTTAATACTGGTTTTAATATAGAGTTCCAAACTGATTGAATTCCTTTAAATACATTTTGTATAATACTCTTTATTTTAGGCATATTAGCTTGAATAAAGGTTACTATTGCTTTAACTACTGCTATTATTTTATTAATTGTCTGCGTCACAATATTTCCAACCTTAGGTCCAAATAAATTAGTAAATAATGCTCCTATTCCTTGAGCCGCGCTTCCTGTTTTCTTAAAAGTGTCTATTGCAGCTTTTACAGCACCTGAAATTTTATTAAATACTCCCATAACTATATCTCTTATTCCACCAAAATTTGTGGCAAAGGCAACTGCGAGTAGTCCAACTACTCCAATTACTATTTGAAGAGGTAATGGCAATTTAGTAAAGATTCCAAAGATAGATGAAAAACTCTTTGAAACTACACCTTTAATTTTCCCAAAACTTCCAGCTAGACCTTGTAATGGTGCTGTTACAGAAGGAATTAATGTGCCAACTTTCCCCATTGATTGTTTAGCTACATTCATTACACTAGAGACCTTACCACCAATTCCAGCTGATTTTACAGTCTTTGATGCTTTAGCACTATTTAATTTAGGAATTTTTTGAGCTACTTTGGAAGCCCGTTTCCCTATACCGCCAGTAGCTTTTTTTACCGAATCATTATTTTTAAAGGTTGTATACAAATCCGATACAGTACTTTTTACATTTTTAATCTCATCTTTTGCATTAATAAAATTAGTTGCTAGGTCTTCAACCGTTTTCGATGCATTGGATATTGATTTAACTACCTCTTTAGCTTTCTGTCCAATATTTTCAATAGATCTTTGTCCATTGTTATTTGTAAGTGTTTGCATTAAATCAGAAACAGAAGTTCTAACATTTCCTACTGCATCTTTTGTATCATTAAAGCTGCTTTTAACTTTCCCTACTGATTCTGATGCTTTAGTTATTGCTTGTACACTTTCTGTTGCTTTTGAAGCAACTGGTGCTAGACCTTCTATTGCCCTTTTAGTTTTCTGAACTCCATCAACAGCCTTTCCCATTACTTGTCCACCTTTATTTAAGACTACTGAGGCTTTACCTCCCTTTGATTTAGGAAGTTTTTGAGCTACTTTGGAAGCCTGTTTTCCTATAAAACCAATAGATTTTTTACCCAAATCTGTACTTGCAAAGGCCTTATACAAATTCGTTGCACTGTTTTTTACATTTTCAATCTCAGCTTTTGTATTATTAAAATTAGTTTTCATATCTTTAACTGTTTTTGATACATTAGATATTGATTTAACTACATCATTAGCTTTCTCTCCAATATTTTCAAAGGATCTTTCCCCACTATTATCTGTACATGCTTGTATAAAATTAGAAACAGCTGAGGTTGTATTTCCTATTGCGTCTCTTGTATTTTTAACACTACTTTCAAGTTTATCTACTGATTCTGCTGCTTTAGAAATTGCTTTCACACTTTCTGATGCTTTTGAAGCTACAGGTGATAAACTATCAATTGCCTTTTGAGCTTTTTGAGCTCCATCAACAACTTTTAATAATGCTGAATCTAGTTCAAACGCCATTAATCATCACCTCCTGGATACAAAGCTTCAATTTGTTTCATTTTCTCTTCAACTTCTTGTTCAATAAAAGCACTGATGATAATCTTTTCTCCAAATCCCCTATTAATTGTTTCTGCTGGCCACTTATCATGAAGTTTCCAGCAGTAATATAAGAGATTTACAGTTTCATCAGTGCTTATGAGTTTTTTATATCTTCTTTTTTGTTAGTAGATTCTACTCCTGAAATTTCACTTACAGTATCAGCTAAAATATCAACTTCACCAGGCAAGAAGATCTTATTCATAAGTTCCTTTGGAGTTGGAGCTTTAAAATGCTTCATAAGTTCTTCTGATCTAAGCTCTGGCACTCCTGCAAGAACTGTTTCTATCTTAGCTTGAGCTGTAGCAAAACCTTGAATATTTCCTTTCTTATCTACTTGTAACACTCTTTCTTGAATTTCATTATATCTCTCCATAGAAATTGCATTACAAGTAAAGGTAATTTCCTTATTTCCTAGCTTAGCAAGCTTAAGCTTTACCTCTTTTGATGGAATTTCTATTTTACCTGCATCTATTTTTAATAATTGTTCAACTAAATTCATAACTTTCATCTCCATTTTCTAAAATTAATTTAAATCAAAAAACCTCACTTTTCAGTAAGGTCTTTTGTGCTTTTAATATTACAAATTTTTAGAACCTCAAAATTTTTATTGAGGTTCAATTATATCTAAGAAATCATAGCCTGAAAAAGTGAATGGAAGTGATTCTTCAACATTCTTTTTAACTTCCCAGTCTGCTATTGTTAACTCATCAAAAGTAACATCCTTAAGTACAACTCTTTCTGCTCCTAAGGCATCTGGATCAGCCAATTTTGATATTATAGTACATACTGTTTGTTTTCCTTGTTTAATGTTATCCTTCATTAAAATTGCCATTCTTGATGATACATGATGTAATTTCAAAGTTCCTTTTCCTTCTATACCTGTTACTTTGCTTCTCTTCCATAAATCCCTAGTAAAATTAACATCTACCTTTGTTAATGTAACCTTTGCTTGAAGAGCTGATACTTCTGAAACATACTCTCCATTAATCCATACTTCTCCCCATGTTCCGTTTATAACTTGTTTTGCTTGTGGCATTATAACCGCCTCCTATATATATATTTGAAATTTAATATCTTCAATTGCATCTAAAATAACAGCTTGTCCTTTAAGAAATACTTGGGAACCTGTGTTACTTTCTTTTATTTCTTGATCTTTCATGCTTGATAAATCTGTTCCTTGACTCTTTAAATAAACCTTTTGAGCCTCTAAATCAATTTCAGCTTTATTTTGTCCTTCAATGCTGCTATCAAGTAAACCATCTAATTCTAAACCTTCAAAATATCCATTAATAGCTGTGATAAGTAAACACTTATGATCATAATCATTTGGATATTTACCAATATAACTATCTTCAGCTGTTGTCTTAATATCATCATGAATTAAATCCATAATGTCTACGATTTTAATCTTCTTAAAATCATCACCTTTATTTTCAATTGTAGTAACAAAGCTGTTTACCGCTCTATCAATTTTTACTTTCTTTCCATCATTAAATAAGATTAATTTTCCAGCATCAACAGCTGCATCTCTTTCTTCTTTCTTTAAATGCGGAACATCAATTACTTCTGCAAGTGGTGCAAAAGTAGCACTAATAGTTAGTGGTGTGCCAGCAAGCATCCCTGCAATTCTTGAACAATATTCAGCTGCTGTATAAGTTTTGTTTGCAGTTTTAATAGCATCAGTACAGAAATTAATTACTCCTTCATTATCTGCCGGACAATGTGGAAGCACTGCTTTAACTTTAATATCTTTAGTACTTCTTAGTTGCTTTATCCAAGTAGCAAAATCTGTTGCTCTTGAAGTAGTATTTGCTTCTGTATCTGCCTTACCATCTACAGTTAGGCCAATTCCTGGAACTACTACATAATCCCATTTAATAGTTTCTAAGTAGCTTTGAGCTTCTGAATAATCAGTTGCATCTGCTTTTTCTATATAAGCAATAATTTGCTTAGGTGGATTTTGATAGCCTATCATTGCAAGTTTAATTTGCTCTTTACTAAAATCTGATAATCCTTCTGGAATTTCATCTATAGTTTCCATTTTAATTGGATTGCTATAGGTCGCTGGCATAATGTCTTTTAAAATAAGTACCACTATCCCTCTTTCTCCTCTTTTAATTGCAGTAATACCTGCTTGCTTAAATACAATTTGTATTGATGGTTCTCCCATTTTTTATTCCTCCTTAAAAATTAAATTTAACTTTTTCTGCTTTTGGGCTTTCAGGAGTATTAAAGATTCTGTCTTGTGTAAAGTCTATTTTAAGCTTTAAGTGAAGCTCTGTATTCTTCACCCTACCTCTTAATTTTCTTATCTTTGCAGCTCTATCCAAAACCTTTATATACCCACTGCTAAAAATTTCTCGCATTCTATCAAAAACTTCATTTTGTGATACCAAGTCCACATTCATAAGTTCATCTAGTGGTGGGAAATAAATTATCTTTATAGTTATTACATTCAAATAACTATTTCTATTTAAATCCTTTTGCCTACTAGTAATGTAACGAATAAAAAAAGAAGGTCTTATAAAATCCTTCTCAGTCTTTGATAAATATACTTTTGTACTTGGAAAGTTTTCAACTAACATATTGTTAATTGAGTTTATTAATTCATTAATCATGAATCGCCCCCTAAAATCCAATATTTTATTTTACTTTCTTGGTCTTGCATACATGGATAATAACTTCTAGTATCCATTCTGCAACTCCCTTATCATTTATTTACTTGAAACTACACAGCAAAAGCCTCTCCCCCTTTACATTAAATTTTTGTACAAAAAAGTACCTAGTCTATGAGTTAAACTAGATACTTTAAAAGGGTATTAAGTTATGAGAGGAAACTATCTTTTGTTCCCACTTACTATTATAAGGCTTATAAATATCAATTTCTTATATACATCCTCTAACTTTCCTATAATTTTCTTATACTTTTTCAATAAAATGATTTTTAGGCTTGCTTTGAAATAATATTGCAAATCCTAATACACTTTTCCAATACACAGCAAGCAATATAAAAGATACCTGCATTTCTTTGCAAGTGTCCTATATTAATACCGTATTACTTTCTCATTTAAAGAATTACTGTTGCAGATATTTTAATTGTTACAGTTCCTCCAGGTGTAATATCTCCAACATTAACTATAATATTTTTAGATGTTGAACTTGAATAAACTGTTCCTTGAGTAGTTGTTACTCCATAAACATTATAATCAATGTGATTTGGTGCTGGATCATTTACTACCACTGCCTTAGCTGTCTTTGTCCCTGTATTAGTTATTACAATAGTATATGTAAAATTATCTCCTACCCATACGTCTTTTACATCTGCTGTTTTTACCACACTCAAGGTAGTATCAGCTGTTCCATGAAATATAATTGTAACATCTCCACCAGCATTGTTTGTGTTATCACCTTTTGCATGAGCGATATTAGTTATATACACTGAAGCTGGTGTTGTTGCATCGTTTCCTTTTGGTACTACAGTTACTATACAGGATGCACTTAAATTGCTTCCATCTAATGTTGATACTGTTATAATTGCTGTTCCAGTACCTACAGCTGTTACTTTTCCATTTGAATCTACTATTGCTACAGAGGTATCAGATGAACTCCAATTAACATTTACAGCCGATTTTGTTGTAGTTGCTACTAATATATCCGAATCCCCTATTGTCAAATTTGAAGCTGATTTATTTAGTGATATCAATTCGCCCTTTGATACCGTTACAACACATGTAGCTGTTGAATTACTCCAATCAGTTGTTGTTGCTATTATTGTACAATTTCCTTCTTTAAGTGCCCGTATATTTACACTTTTCCAGTTGTAAGGGTCTGCTTCTATAGTAGCTATTGATGGATCACTAGATCTCCAGGTCACTTGTACTCCAGCTGGAGTTGTTGTTGCTGTTAATTGCTGTAAATCTCCTATTTTCGAATCTATTTCTACCTTATCTAATGAGATTGATTCAAAATTATAAGGTAAAAAATATCCATCCTGATTGATATCAGTAGTAGCTGCATTTGTAATACTTCCATTTTGAATCATACTAATCCCAATAATAGCTAATGTCATAACAAAAATCATACTAAACTTCTTAATATAGTTTTTCATTTATCATTTCTCCTTTAACTTTTAATTTTAAGAATTCTTTTAATTGCTAAATTATACCTTCCTTTTAAACAATTAATTCTAAATTTACTTTTTGGGTTAAAAATCAAGTATATCCTTTGTTCAACAACATATCAGCCCCCATAACAAAAAGTACCTAGCCTATGGGGTAAACTAGATACTTTTTTAAACTGTATTTGATTTATAAAAGGGATTTATCTTTTCTTCCCACTTACTATTATAAGACTTCTAAATATCAATTTCTTATACACATCCTCTAACATTTCTATAATTTTCTTATAATTTATCTATAATAGTGATTTATCGTAAGTAATTATATGGAGATTCATGTAGTTAAAAACATTATATAAATGAATTTAACTAATGTTCAAAGTTATAACTTCTTAAAATTAAACAAAAAAATATAGGCAGAAATATCCACCTATACTGATTAATAATTTATTCAATTTAACAAATATATTTTTCCATTTTCCCAGCTGCTTGTTTCTCTAGCTGCTTAATTCTCTGATATGATAAATTCAGCTTATCCTGAACAACATAATACTTTCTATGCTCTATATGCACAACACTTATTATTTCTTTTTCCTCTTCTGTCAATATAGTTATTGCATTATCTATTCTTTGTAATTCTCTTTTCTTAGCTGCCTTTTCCCTAAATAATTCCTCTTTCTTTTCCATAAGTATCTCAGCTTGCTGTTCCACACTAGATGTGAACTTATTCGTCTTCCCTGTTTTTTCACCCATACCTTGTCCACTTACTCCAAGTATTTCTTCTTCTAATTCTTGAACTCTTATATCTATATATCCTATATCTGCTAGAATTTCTTTGTATCTTCTTATTCTATCTAATGTGTTATTCATATATAACCCTCCCAACAAATAAACCATTCTTTTAACGATTAATCTCTAAATTAATTAACCTTCCAATTGTTTAATTCAGTTCTAATCCATATTAACTTACTTCTTAATACCTCAATTTCCATTCTTAAATTTTCTAAACCATTCTTGCAGGAATAATAAGCACTCTCTGCTATATCCCTTTGTAATCTTAATTCTGCGACTTCTTCATTACCCTTTACCAATTCCATGATTAATGTAGCAGGATACTTTTCAGATTTAAGTTTCAATATTTCAGTAGCCTGTTTTATTCTATAAGCTTTTTCTGCTTTTGCCCTCCTTAAACCTAACGTCTTTAACTCTGTGCTTCCCTTATCTAATGCAACAATGCATAAATTTAAACTTTCAATTATTCCTTGTGAATTCATTACGTGTACCTCCAACTATACATTTTTCTTATCTATTAAAATATCTACTTACATACTTACTGGTTTAAACATCCAATTAACATAATACTTATAAGTATCACATCTCATTTCATCCAATTCTTCTTTTTCCTCTTCTGAATACCAGGTAAAGTTTTTAATTTCTATTGCTTCTGCTCTACACATTCCCTCATTATAGTTAACACAAGTTTTTGCTCCACACTTAACTAACAATTTAAATTCCTCCCTCTATTCGATATAAATAATGTTCATCTTCCACCACTACAATCTCTATAGAAAGTTAATATAATTTCATATTTCCAATTTATTTATTATGTTATCCTTTAAAATTTCATTGCCTCTATTTTTTATTTTAATCCAATTAGTTATACTGATTATTATAAGTATATTATTTGATTGTGCCTTAGCCTGTTATCTTTAGATCCTTGAATATCTCATCTGTTGTGCAACTATAAGTAATTGAAAGTCTCTTTATTAATTGTGAAGAAGGAGTTAATCTTCCTTGTTCTAATTTGTAAAAGGTACTTTTACTTATTTTTAATAGTTCTATAACTTCATCAATTTCAAGACCTGCATTTAATCTTCTTAATCTTATTGGCGTTAATTTCATTTTTCCACTTCCTAACAATCGTATTCTAAAATATAGATATGAATTTTAATTCTTGAGTTTGTATTAGAATATTACTTTTCTTATATACATATTGTGATTTTAAGTCTTAACTCCAATCTTTCAAAATATATTTTTAACTTAATCTCCTTTGCTTCATCATATATATATTTTATCATAATAACCGATATTCTCAAACACTTGTTCCCGTGCATAAAGCGATAAATTTTCAAATTATGGAGCTAGTCCTCTTATTTTCTTTATTTTTCTTAAAATTTCCATTGATTTTATCGGCAATTATGATAAAATTATCATAAGAGGTGATTAAAATGTTAGGTGATAAAGTCAAATTTCTCAGAAAACAAATGAATATCACACAACAAAAATTAGCTGAAACTATTGGAGTAAGTCAATCAACTATAGGAATGATTGAGGGCAACAAACAAGGTGCTAGTAATGATACTTTAATAAAGCTTGCTAATGTATTAAATACTACTGTCGACTATTTATTGGGTAATTCAGTAGAGGAGATAACTTCTACTACTTCAGATGATGAGAATGAAATGAATTATGATAATGATATTAGAAGAATCGAAAGAGCTAGAAAGAAAATGGATGCAAAAAATAAAGAAAAAATGATGCAAATTTTAAGGACTGCTTTCGATGAATACTTTGACGATTAGATATAGATACATTAAAAATATAGTAAATGATATTTATATTAAATTAAATATCAAAGAATTTCCTATCGATGTATTAGATATAATAAATTCTTTTGATAATATAAAAATAGTTTCTTATCATCAATTCATGACTGATCATAATTTAACTACAGAAGAAACTTTTGAATTATTAACTTCAGATGATGGCTGTACTGATTATTTTAAGCCACTAGATAGATATATAATTTACTATAACGACTTAAACGACAAATCTCCAAGTAGAATTAGATGGACTCTATCTCACGAATTAGGTCATATTTTATGTGGACATTATTCAGATAACACAAGGATATTTTCTGAAAATATGGATGAAGAAGAATATAATTTTAAAGAAGCTGAAGCTAATCATTTTACAGCACTTTTATTATCTAATCCAATAATATTAGATAAATTAAAAGTACAACGTTCATCGGATATTGAAACCTATTGCTCTATATCTTATCAAGCGGCTAAATACAGATATAAAAATTATAAGAAATGGCGTAAATATAAGATTTTAACTAGTTCTGATAGAGCTATTCTTAGAAACTTTCAAAATTATTTACATATCCAGGAACAAGAATATAATGAATATATTAATTTTATAAATTCCTTTACAAATTAATGTATTTTTTAATCAAATTAGCGTGTGATCATACTGGCACACTAAAAAATAGGAGTTGCTACAAGCTCTCCTATTTTCTCATTATATTATTCAGCAAAGCAAAATTTGTTACAACTTTTCAAAAACATACAAGCATGAGTACTTTTACTTTAGAAATATTCACTACTAACGTAAAAATACACTTTAAATATCTCAACTCTTTTTTATTTTAAGTCTCTAAACATATAATTTACTACAGCAATTCAAACGACAAATTTCACCCAATATTCAAACATAAATAATCCTATATTGCCATAATTAGTTATTAATTTTATTGATTCGACTTGTGCAGTATGATATCATAATTATAAAGCTAAATATTTTATCGAAACACAAATATAATTATAATTTAAAATATATAGATGAATTTACTAATCTATTTATATATTTTATCATTACATTTTTTTCTAATATAAATTTTTCCACAATTTTAAGTAATTATTTAATCTGTATTGAAAATATGAGAGGGGAAATAAGAATGGGATGGTATTATAATTTGAAAATTTCTGTAAAATTGTTAATTGGGTTTATTATTGTGGCTATTATTGCAGGTTTGGTAGGAGTAATTGGTGTTACAAATATTAAAAAAATACAAGCTCTTGACAGTGAGATGTATACGAGGCACACTAGCACTCTTGATGACTTAGCAATAGTATTAAAAGATTATCAGGCAGAACGTGTTATTTTAAGAGATTTATTTATTTTAAAAGACAATACTGAAAAACAAAAGAAATTGACTCAATTTAATACAATAAAAGATGAAATCAAAATAAGTATGGCCAATTTTGAAAAAGGAATAAAAGACGATACTGTCAGAGAAAATTTTAATAACTTAGATAAAGCTCTTACTGATTTTTATGCTTATTATGAAAAAGAAGTAAATCTCATTAATTCAAATCAATTAGAACAAGCAAGTTCAAATCTATATACTGAAGGAATAAATATAGCAAATGCCGTGAACACAGCTTCTGACAATCTTTTAAAAGCAAAGGTAGAACTTGCTAGACAAAGCGCAGATAACAATGAAGCAACTGCAAATTCTACAACTATGACAATGATTTTAATAATCTCTTTATGTACAGTTATATCCGTAATTCTTGGTATTTTCATATCCCGTATAATAAGTAAACCAGTTACTAAAATGGCTGAAGCTGCTGAAAAGCTTGCTTTAGGTGATGTCAATGTAAACATAGACTTCAATTCCAAAGATGAAATTGGCAGCCTTGCAAAATCATTTACAAAAATGATCACCACAGTTCGCGAACAAGCTATAGCTGCTGAAAAAATAGCTGCTGGAGATTTAACTACCGTGGTTACTATTAAATCAGAAAATGATTTACTAGGCAAAAAATTATCTGAAATGATTGAAAAAAATAATGAAATCTTGATAAACATAAGAAATGCTGCTGATCAAGCGGCTTTAGGAGCTAAACAAGTCTCTGATTCAAGTATTGAACTTTCACATGGAGCTACTGAGCAGGCAAGCTCAATTGAGGAATTGACTGCATCCGTTGAGGAAATATCTTCACAAACAAAATTAAATGCTGAAAATTCTAATCAAGCTAATGAGCTAGCTGAAGCAGCTAAATCAAATGCAGTGCAAGGTAGTTTGCAAATGAATGAGATGCTTAAGGCTATGGAAGAAATAAATGATGCTTCTGGTAATATTTCAAAGATTATTAAAGTAATTGATGAAATAGCATTTCAAACTAATATCCTAGCACTTAACGCTGCTGTTGAAGCAGCAAGAGCTGGTCAACATGGTAAAGGTTTTGCAGTTGTAGCTGAAGAGGTTCGAAATCTTGCTGCACGTTCTGCAAAAGCTGCTAAAGAGACAACTGATATGATTGAAAGTTCAATAAAGAAAGCTGAAGGTGGCACAAGAATTGCTCAAGATACCGCTGATGCTCTTAGTAAAATAGTGAATAATATAGAAAAGGTGGCTAATCTTGTAAGTGATATTGCTGTTGCCTCAAATGAGCAAGCTTCTGGAATAAGTCAAATTAACCAAGGAATTATACAAGTATCTCAAGTTGTCCAAGCTAATTCAGCTACTTCCGAAGAAAGTGCAGCAGCAAGCGAAGAACTTTCTTCTCAAGCTGAACTCCTTAAAGAAATGGTTGGAAAATTTAATTTAAAAGATAACTATAAGTCTTATAACAATACAAATGCATTAAATCCAGAAATATTAAAGATGCTTGAGGAAATGGCTGAAAAAAACACGAGTAAATCAACCAATGAAAATCCTAGAACTAAAAAAACAAAAATTATATTAAGTGATACAGACTTTGGAAAATATTAATGTAGCCTTCGTGAAGCAGCTATACAACTAATTAATTTAGTTGTATAGTTGTTTTTCCTTTTGTATGAATTACAAAAAATTTTATTTACAGATTCTTCACTTTATTCTATGAATGTTTTTCTTTTACTAATATGCATAAATAAAAAACGATAGCTATAATAACTATCGTTTTATCTT